TACTACTACTATTTACTACTACTACTACTACTACTATGTAACTGTATGTGCATGTACTGTATACCTGTATGGGTATTACCCTGTGTATCTTCCTGTGTCTATCCCCCGCGGAAAAAAATAACGATATAACGCGAGGGTTAAACTCATGCTGTATAATGAATAAAGTGAAAAATAATGGAAAATGGAAAGATAATAATTATAGGCGTTTCCGGTCGATTTTCGATTTTTTCCGATTTGTGCTTGACATGCATGTATTACAAGCCTTACACTCAAGGCATGTTGAAAGTAACCAGGGCTTTTGCCATAGAACAGAGTGTGGTCGAGGACATCATCGAGGAAGCGTTGGATAAGCGCGTACCCCAAGGCGAGATCATCAAACGCGCCATGGAGGCATATCATCGACAGAACGGTGTAGCGCCGTCCGATCCGGTTGATGAGGCGGAAATAGAATGAGCACCAGAAAATACGCCGAGGATACAGTCGTTTCAATCGATCGATCAAAGTCCGAAATCGAGAAAAACCTTGCTAAGCATGGTGCGACTGAGTTCGGCTATATGGTGAACTCAGAAAAGGCCATTGTTGTATTTCAGATAAACAGAAAGCAAGTAAAATTCGTTTTACTGATGCCGAAGGTTGAATCCATAAAACGAACGGCAACAGGAAAAATTCGGTCTAATCAATCGGTTGAATCGGCCTATGAGCAAGAATGCCGTCGACTGTGGCGCGCCTTGTGTCTTGTCATAAAAGCAAAACTCGAAGCCGTCGCGACTGGCATTGTGACGTTTGAAGAGGAATTCCTTGCTCAGTTTGTTTTGCCAAGTGGGGAGACATTTGCCGAGCGATTTGTGCCTCAAATTGAGGATGCTTATCGTTCGGGGAAAATACGCGGGCTACTCGAGTGACCTATCACTACCGCAACGAAACATTCGAGCGCCGATTCTGGCTATCAATTGCGATCACTTTCGCACTGATATTCATGTTTGTCGCCGCGTTTGCCGAGTCAGAGCGCCAGAAGTACGAGTCCGCGGAATCGCGAGTAATTCCACGCGAAACCGTCTTGCTGGATTCAGAAACCTGGATTACGATTGACGGCGCTGGCCGGGATGCGGTGGTGCGCATCCATCACGGAGGGGTATTTTAGTGAGTGATGATATAAATTTTAAGGACCTATTTGCCATCATTGTCGAAATAAAGAAGAAGCCCATAACTGAAAACTCTGGATTCGTTAAGTGTCCATGCTGTGAAAGTATAATCGCATGGTCTCGCGCGCCATCGAACGGTCATACACGTGGGAAATGTCAAACCCCCGATTGTATAGAGTGGATTGAATGATCCGCGGAACCTCCGTAGACTCAGGTATTGGCGAGCGGGTACAAGCCGAGGTCTTTCACAACTACAAGCAAGAGGCGTTTACCCGCGACGACAAGGCATGCATGGGCGGCACAACCACCGAGCCGTGTATGCTCCGAACCGGTTGCGCCCGATTCTGGCGACAGTCAACCGACCCGACACAAGAGTTTGTGCATGTAACCGAGTTGGTTGACACCGACATCGGCCCTGGTGGCTGCGAGCATTTTATGCCGTGGTTGCTGAGTATGAGAGAACAAGAAATCGAGGATTTGCGATAAAGGTAGGTGATGTGAAATCGAACGAAGAGAAGGTAATTGGATAGTGACGTATGACCGAAACGGAATCGAGACCGGTCGAGTCCATAGTCCAATTACCCATTAATTCGGAAACCGAATCCCCTAAAGACGGACTATAGGAGGTACCGTGTCCCAACTGACAGACAACGTCAAACAGCAAGAGGCTCAAATCATCGGTCAGGCGCTCATGCAGATGCGTGCGCAGATCGAGACCCTTGAGCTTATCCACTTCCAGACGAGTGAGCACCCGATAAACGGGCTCGCGGACGATTTCCGGAAGTTTCATGCGGTGCTTGTCGGAGCCGATCGGAAGCACCAGGAGTATCTGGCGAGTATCGCGCCGAAGCCGGCTATCGGGCCCGTGGTGCCGTCCAATATCTCCGAGTTTCCGCAACCGGATCCCCGTCCGGAGGGCGAAACAGAAGCATAAAATCCAATAAACGCGAGGTAAAGTCCTTGTTGACTTGCGGCCTGAAATAGCGACGTAACCCGTCGGTTTGGGTGTGGAAAAAGGCTTGACAAGGGGTTCATGAGCGCTTGCGCCTTGGCCCGTCACTGCGTACCGGAATGAAAAAACATTTTACAGTAGGTGCAAGTCACCCGCCGGTACGCTTTCTTGGATGGTTGGCAGAGTGGTAATGCACCTGATTGTAGATCAGGCCCCTCACGGGTTAGCGGGTTCAAATCCTACACCATCCAGTTCGAAAAGGAGCTTGTATGGCTGAAAACATAGAAATAGTTCGGGCGTTTGACCCGAATCGCGATTTATCGAATACTCCCATGATCGACCGCGCCATGCGGCAGATTGAAACAGGTCAGAAAACATGGGTTGAAGAAACTTGGCTTAAAAATCAACAACCAAGCCTACTCCTCACCACCGTCGAGCGATCGCTCCGAGATGTCTACGAGTGGGCATGCGAGCAACGCGGCGCGGATCAAGGATTGCTGTACGACCTGAATACGGCAATCGGGCTGATTGAGCGCTGTGCGGGTCGGGTGAAATCATGAGTGGATTTACGAACGGCCTAAATGCCGCCCAATCTGAAAGACTGGCACTTTTGATTGAGGAATGCGGTGAAATAATTCAGGCAGCCACAAAAGTTCTTCGGCACGGGTATGATAGCCATCACCCGTTTGATCCCGAAGAAACAACAAACCGACGATTGTTGGAAGGGGAAATCGGAGACCTTTCTGCCATTATTGAATTATGCATTCATAACGACGATTTTTGGGCATCACGAATTCATAACGCGAAGCTTGAAAAAATGAATCATGCGGAACAATACCTTCACTTCAATTCTTTCAGGGAGATAAATCGTGGGTAGTCAACCGAAGGGCATCTCCGGCTCCCGAGCCGCCGCGGTCCTCGGCCTCTCCGAGTTCGTAAGCCGCTTCGAGGTCTGGCAACAGATCAAAGAGGAGCGCGAGCCCGGTTTTAACGCCAAACGCGGGTACATAATGCCTGTATTCGAGGGCAATGCCTCAACGCGCTGGGGACTGGCCTTCGAGGACGCGGTGATTCACCTTGCGGAGCAGAAAAGTGGACAGTCAATCGTAGGTCGCGAACACTTCTATCAATCTCCAATGGAGGGCGCGTCACTGACCGCTCATATTGATGGCGCATTTTCCGTCGAATCAGACGAGGGCTATCCCACAAAACTCCACAACGGCAAAACCACAAACGCCATCTCATTCCGCAACAAATGGGGCGAACCGGGAACCGCCGCGGTGCCACAGTCATACGCCATACAGGCGCAGCATGACATGCTGGTATCAGGCGCGGAGCAAACGATTTTGAGCGTCTTGGTGTTTCCGGAGATGCCCGATCGGTGGGAGGAATCGGGAATAATACTTGGTCATCTGAGCCATGGCCCGACAGATCAAACCGAAGAATGGTGTCTCAATAGAAGAGTTGACGATGAATGGCAATTTCTGTCTACTACTTACGATTGGGCGCGCATTCTTTCTCAAATGGGCTTCTTCCACCAATACATCATCCCCGCCGACATTTCCGCCCAAGAGGCCATGCTTGAGTCATACCGAAAGTTCTGGCGCGACCATATCGAGGGTGATGCCGAGCCAAGTCCTGAGACACCCGAGGACGTCGCCCGAGCATTCCCGGCACCGGTTGGCACGCTAATCGCGACCGATCAAATAGCGGCATGGATAGCCGAGCGAAACGCCATAACCGACGAAATAGGTGGCAAAGGACCGCTGTCCAAACGCAAAGACCAACTCAAGGTTGATATCCTAAACTGGGCGCGGGCACAAGACGCGCAGGTCGACGACGACTCGCGAGAGAAGACAATCATCTTAAGTTCCGACGGCCGTAAATTGGCCACGTGGAATGGGAAAACGTTTCGATAGCATGGAGGTGCTGGAAATGAGATTGACGAACTCGATTCGAGAAGGAATTCTCGAACGTATTGAAAAGAAACTGCAAACACCACGTTTCGCGGTTTTCGATAAAGAGGCGACGGCTTACGCCGACAAGCTATTTAAAAGTCGTGGTGATATTCCATACTCGGAGGTTCCTGAACGGTTTACCCCCTTCGTCTACAGTATACAGACAGTCAGAATGTATAACACCAACGGACAAAATCCCCAAATAAGGCTTTCAAAGGCGTATTGCTCAAAAGACGGCTATTCGAGAACTTTGGAAGAAAACAAGGACTTGACGGCAAAGTACAACGCTATAAATGAGGCATGGCAAGAAGAAAAAAGAACCATATCTCAAGTACTTGCATCCTGCACGACGACAAAGAAATTACTTGAAGTCATGCCCGAACTGGTCGACCTCGTTCCGCAAGAATCGGAAATTGTCGGCAATTCGGTTGTGGCTATCGAAACAATCAACAAGGCGCGCGACATAATCAAGGGGTCTCAGAATGCCCGATAACGCAATCGCCGTCACGGACAAAGACGTTCGCGGCACACTCGCAAAATGGACCGACGAGGTCGCATTCTTCATGGACGATGCCCGGCGAGCGCCGGCCCTCATTAAGACTGCGGCACTGTGCGTTCTGGAAAATCCAGACCTCCGTGCGTGCCTCACAACCGACGCGGGAAAAATCAGCCTCATGCGGGCATTGCAGCGCGCAGCATCGACCGGCCTCAGCCTTAATCCCCAAGAGGGCAAAGCCGCCCTGGTTCCGATCAACGGAAAGGTCGAGTACTGGCCCATGAAAAACGGCATCATCGATTTGGCTCACGAGACCGGTAAAGTCGACTTCATCCATGCTGAGACCGTATACGCCAAAGACGTGCTTACCATCAAAAAGACAAGTCGCGGCGACGAGTACGAGTTCTCGCCGGCACTATCTGCCCGTGGAGAGCCCGTCGCGTATTTCGCAGCCCTTGTTATGGCGGGATCGTATCGCTGCGTCATCAAATACATGGACAAATCGCAGATCGAAGCCCATAAGCAAAAATACGCCAAGGGCCTGTCGAGCGGGAAATCGGCCTGGAATACCAATTTCAACGGCATGGCGGAAAAAACCGTCCTCAAGGCCCTGTTGAAATCGGTCTACCTCGGCCCGAAGGTCCAAAAGGCGGTCGAACTCGACGACGAGCTGAGCCAAGAAACCGATGCCCCGGTCAATCAGAAGGGTACCGAGCCCTCCGAAATCAAAGAAGCCGTGCAGATGAAGCAAGCCGAAATCATCGAGCACGAGCAGGTCACCGAGCAACCCGAGGCCGGATCCACAGGCGACGGCCAGATGGATATATTCTGATTCCGAAAAGCGCTAAGGAGGCGCACAAACCATGTCTGAAACTACGTTACCCGCAGGCTACATCCGATCCGCCGACGCTGCCGAGATACTCGGTGTGTCCGTCGAGGAGACCCGCGTCATCCTGCGATTCTTCAAGGTCGAGACCAAAGACGGCCCGCAGCCATTGACCGCAAACGGCAAGCCCTTCGGCAAACCGGCGAAGCTATACAACGAAAGTCAGGTTACTGAGGTAATCGACATCGTGAAACAGGTTCGCGCAGATCACTTCGAATAATAACTATGCGCGGCACTCCCCGCGGGGTTGCGTTTGCCTGCTATTAGTGCCAATGCAGGACGGGCAGTCATGGGCCTTGTAGAGCTTGGGTGAGGATACCTACCTGACTAATCATGATAAACGACAACCACCGCGCCGACGAATGTATCGGCACTGGTTCGGGGTTACAGCCCACGGGCATATCGTGGTATATCCACGGCCCCGAACCTTTCTCGCCCCTGGTCATGACGACAGCCGGAGAACCACATACCTCCAGGCTAAAAGCGCGGCTCATTACCGCGCGGGGGCATAGAGACGTAGCTCAGTGGTAGAGCACCGATGAAAAAAGTAGACGCTGGGGCCGGTCGACGTGGGGTCAGTGCATGTCCAGTGTCGAGGCGCGTTGAGGCTATTTGTCGGAAGGTCGCTGGTTCAAATCCGGCCGTCTCTCGTTTTCGCTGGAACTGGAAAGGGAACACATTGAGGCTCAAAGCTGACGACCTGCGCCCGCGACTGCGCGATTACTTGACGCGATCAGGCATTGAGATAACATCGGACGACTACGTGCCCTGCCAAAACCCGGCGCATAATGACGGTCCGCCGTATGAGAATGCGCATATCGCCAACGACGAGTATATACACTGCTTTGTATGCGCGATGAACTACGACGTGTTCGAGGTCGACCAATGGCTGCGCGGATCGACTGATTTTCCAACCGTACTCCAGCGTGTAGCCGATACCGTCGGCGCATCGGTGGGCGAGCCGGTCAAGCGCCAGACGAAGAAAGAGCGTGAGGTCCCAGTAGTCGTGCCGGTCACAAACGAGGACGCGCGCCGTATTTTCTCGGACGACGCGCTCATGAAGGCGAATGCGTGGAAAGCTGAGTTCGACGACAAGAAGTATTTCGATAAGCACGGCAAAAAACCTGAGAACCCGTCAGTTGGCTGGGGTACGAGAATAGCGGGCAAATGGGCCGCGCGGAATGAACAAGGACTTGTGGAGGTTGTAGATGTCAGATTCGAGCAGGAAAGAAATGACGATGGAACAGTGGGAGAAGGCGTGGAGCGAAGCCAACACGCAGTCGTTAAAAACGTCATCAGCTTCTACTACAACGGACAATACATCCAGACCAAAAACGCCCCCGTCATCCTCTTCGGACGAGACGAGCTCGCAAAAAACCCAGACTGGCCCATCTGCTTCCACGAGGGCGCGAAGTGTCGAGCGGCAGCTAAGGCGATTACAGGAATTGTGCCGCTTTCGTGGAATCGAGGCGTCGAAAGTGTGGGAAAGTTCGATATCGGAAATTCGTTATCAGCACGAATCGCTCGGGATGGTGCCTATTACTATCCAGATAACGACGAACCGGGTTTTAAGGCCGCAAGGAATCTCGCCCGTCGTTTGGAAGCGGAAGCGCGGAAAGCAGCGGAACACGATCAGTCCGAAAATGCGAATAATCAAGAAAATCGTTCGGAAATACGGATCAAGGTCTGCCGCCCTGCCGTAGGAACCTTCGGCGACGGCTCGGACATCGTGGACGCACTCAAGGTCAAAACACCCGACGAGATGCGCGAGTGGATCTTGAACGGTCCCGAGATCAGCACGGACGAACTCGATGCGCTTATCGCGGGTTGGGAAGAACGAGACAGGAAGAAAAGGAGTCACGCGAAAAATGAAACGGGAAAAGGTAGAATTGAACAAAATGGAAGCACCCAGCAGACCGTTCGAAACAATGACCCAGGATCAGGTAGAACAAATACTGATTCAAGCGGTAAAGGAAATATTTCTGCGGGCACCGGAGGGGTGCTTTCTCATAGCAGGCAAGTGGGAGGAGGAGACGGGCACCCACGGGATAACAATAACACTGACTACCCCTTCCGCCCCCTCGGAGTCGCCGACGACGGATTCGCCTACTTCCTCGACTGTTCAGCCCGACTCAAAAAATACCGACTCGACACCCTGACGAGTACAAAAATGCTTGACTTGGCACCACTCACATGGTGGATTACCGAGTTCCCGAATCACAAGGGTGGCGTCGACTGGCAAGAGTCCACCGATTTTGTCATCCGCATCAGCCAGGCGCAAGAGTTCGATCCTGAGAACCGTCGGGGTCGCGGTGCATGGCGGGAGCGTGACGGCCGTATCTGCTACCATGACGGTCACCAGACGATCGGCGAGCCGGACGACCGCCGGTTGTACCTCAAAAAAACCGTCTACGATGTGGGCCTACACAAGCGGCATGCGACATTCGAGGAGCGGAAGAAATTCCTTGAGGCCGTGTCGGCTATGACCTTTGAGACCAAAGCCGACACTACGAGGGCGCTTGCATGGAGCCTGCTTGCACCATTCGGCGGATGTCTCCCGTGGCGCAACGCGATGGTACTGACCGGCGAGAGCAAATCGGGTAAATCGACGCTACTACTCCGCGTCATCATGCCGCTGGTGGCTACACCCTATTACCTGTCGGGAGGCACATCCGAGGCCGGAGTCAGGCAAAAGACCGGACTCGATAGCCTACCGGTCATCATCGACGAGGCCAACATCGAGGGTAAAAAAGGTCAGGAAATGCGTCAAGGGCTATTCGCGCTCATGCAGCAATCGACCTCAGACGATGCGCCGCAGGTCGCCAAGGGCACGCCGAACGGTGAGGGCGCTCTATCGTACCTTATGCGCAACATGTTCCTGTTCTCGGCGGTGACGCCGGCTACGGGAAATGTCGAGCAAGACAACCGAATCATGTCGGTCAACCTCGTGCCGGGTGATCCAAGCAAGTGGGAGACCATATCGGACAACCTTGCGGCGGCCGTGACTGACGACGTGTGCGCAGGTATCAGGGCGTTTACATGGTCGAAGATGCCTGAGATCCTCGCGGCAGCAAACGTCATGACGCGGGCAATCGTGGCTATGATCCAGGACTCGCGCCGAGGATACGCCGACGCACTCTTGTTCGCGGCCTTCTGGCGGGTGTTCAAAGACCGGATCCCAGGTGAGGACGAGTTCGCCGACTGGATAGGTCAAGTCTACAAGGTCAAACCGCTTGAGGATAAGCGCGACGAGACCGAGGAGATGCTCGACAAACTCTTGGACCAGGTGACGAAAATATCAGGAGACCCGAAAACTGAGTTGACCCTGCGCGAGATACTCAGGGGCATCAAGTACGGCGTCGTCGAGAAGCAAACCGGGGAGAACCGTGAGCTTGGCCTGTCTGGTCGAACCGAGACGAGGAATCTCGAGTACACCGAGTTGGACAACTGGCGCACGACCGCGGTCAATCGCGGTGTCATGGTCGATAAAAAATCAGGTTGCCTCGTGGTCAAAGCGAACTCGGATTACATATCAAAGGTGTGGGATATGAGTGGCAGGACGTACTCAAAACTCCTCAAACGCTCGTCGAAGTACTGGAAGTACGAGAATTTCGCGCGCCTCGGAGCGAGTGTCTGGATTCGCGAGATCATTTGGGATGATGAGGTGGGGATATGATGGAATTGAATAAGATTTATGAAGACGATAGCCTCATGCTGCTTCGTCAATTTCCCGACCAATTTTTCAATACCTGCGTGACATCCCCTCCCTATTGGAATCTTCGTGACTATGGCGTTCCGGGACAACTCGGTCTTGAGGACACCCCGGAAGAATATATCGCGAACATGGTCGAGATATTCAGAGAAGTTCGCCGAACGCTTCGGGATGATGGGACGTTGTGGGTCAATATTGGGGATTCATATGCGGGTGGCGGAAATGGCGGTGGCGGATCATTTGCGAAGGATGGAATTCGAACTGCCGAACCTGGCACAGACAAAAATAAGGCTACCCGTCATGGTAAAAGGGGTGCCATAAATGGCATAAAATCAAAGGACATGGTAGGCATTCCATGGATGCTCGCCTTCGCCCTGCGTGCGGACGGCTGGTATCTCCGATCGGATATCATTTGGAGTAAGCCAAATCCTATGCCCGAGTCGGTAATAGACCGACCAACGAAGGCGCATGAGTATCTGTTTTTGCTTTCGAAATCGCCCCAATACTATTATGATTCCTACGCTATTCGCGAACCAATAAAAGAAAGCTCAGTGGCACGACTTAATCAAGATATAAAAAATCAAAACGGATCTTATACTCCATCGAAAGGCAATGGAAATATGAAAGCCGTTGCTCCCAGATCAGATAAACAGCGCGGACATTCCCGCAGGCATGCGGGATTCAACGACCGATGGGACGGCATGTCAAAGCAAGAACAACAAGCAACCGGCGCAAACAAACGCACCGTATGGACCGTCGCTACGCAAGCATTCCCCGAAGCCCATTTTGCCACCTTCCCGGAAAAACTCATTGAACCCTGCATACTCGCCGGATCCCCGGAGAACGGCATCGTTCTTGACCCGTTTATGGGTGCAGGAACGACGGCACTTGTAGCCTCGCGACTCAATCGAAAATTTGTCGGCATCGAGTTGAATCCGCAATATATCGATATGGCGTACAAACGAATTGACGACGAGGTTCGGCAGCTTAAAATAAATCTGGAGTCGGTATGAGCCGCCCCATGATCCTCGATGCCGACCGCGAGCGGCGAAAAATCCGGCTTGTAAAACTGATCACGGACTCACCCGGTGGAATCACAAACGCCGATATCAACCGCGTTATGGGCCGCTTGAAACAAACGGCAGTTACCGCGCTCATGAACTCGCTCTCGGACGAGCTATGCTTGTGGGAGCAGACCGACGAGTCTGGGGATACATGGTATCACCACCCGAAGTGGAATCACCTGTACGAAAAAGGAGCACCCGAAGTGGAACGGAAAAAAATAAAGCGTGGCCGCAAGATCAGACCGGCATCGATCGATGAGGATACCTACTGGAAAATCCGCGAGTACCTGACTGAGACTCATAGCAAAACGACGATGATCGAGTTTATAACGACGGCAGTCGAGGAGAAGATTGCAAGGGAGCGGGCGAAGTGAAACGTAAATATTGGGTGATAAAGGTGAAAACAAGTTCCGGTGGTCTTAATTGCGCTGGACCATTCACTTTCTGGCGCGCTCTTAAAGAGTTTTTCCGCGTTATTGGAAGATTTGAAAGTCGGCTTATGAGCGAATCTCGTTGGGTAAAACTTATCAAAAGCATTCAAAAACAGGAGAGGGCGAAGTGAACGGAAATGTTATTTTTCTCGCGACCGAAAATGAAATCTGGTCGGCACGGCGTGCGAGAAATCCAAATGGAGTACCGAAAGGGACTCCGTTCATTGAATATCCGATTTTCATAACCGAATTGGTTCTCACCGCCCTCGCTGGCGAGTTTGTGGAGGACGTTGTCACTAACTGTGAAACGGTGGTATAATTAATTGTGATAATTTACAAAGCGACAAATACCGGGAATGGTAAAATCTACATTGGCCAGACAATTCAATCCCTCCATCTCAGGAGGTTGGATCATGAGAGAAAAGCGAATTTATATAAAAGCACAAGCTACTTTCACGCTGCAATTCGCAAATATGGCGTTGAGGCATTCGAATGGGAAGTAATTGACCGTGCGGAAACGGCTGATGATTTGAATAAAAAGGAGTCGTTTTGGATTGATAGGCTGAAAACGAATAAGAAAGAATTTGGCTATAATCTCACCACCGGCGGCGATTCCACAAAATTAAATGATGAAACCAAGAAGAAATTATCCGAGATCAATACCGGATTCAAGAACCCGAATTTCGGTAAAAAGCGGTCGAGTGAGACAAGATTGAAAATGAGCCTTTCGCAGCGTGGGAAAAAGAAACCTACTGAATCCATCGAGAGAATGCGGAAATCTCTAACCGGAAAGAAGCATCCACCCGAAGTAGTAGAAAAACGACGTCAAAAAATGCTCGGACGAAAATGGAAGCCGGAATCCATCGAGAAAACCCGTCAGGCAAATCTCGGATCAAAAAGAACAGATGAATCCCGGAAAAAAATGAGCGATGCCCGAAAAGGTCGATTTATCGGTGAACTCTGCCCAACAGCGAAAATTACCTCGGATATTGCTCGTGGGATAAAAATTGATTTAAAAGCCGGTATGCGACCATGTGATATAGAGCGAAAATATTCTGTCTCAAAATCAATTGTCTATAGCATAAAAATGAATAGAACATGGAGACATATCAATGCCTCAACTTAGAGATTACCAGAATGAACTTGTTCCTGCCGCACGCGATGGCATAAGAAAACACCGAGCGTTTATGGTTCAGCTCGTTACCGGTGGTGGAAAAACTGAAATTTTCTCCAGAATAGTAAATATGGTCATTGAATCAAACAAGCGCAACATGAAGAATAATCGCGTTTGGATTATTGTCCCGAGAGATGAAATCAGAAAGCAGGCAGGAAAAAAGCTTACGAAGCATGGTGTGAATCATGCCTTCATTTCATCGGGTCAAAATGAGTCTCGCGCATTCAATGTTCATGTTGTGTCAAAACAGACACTCGACCGTCGGTGGGATCGTATAAAGAATTGGCCCGACCTTATTATTATCGACGAGGCTCACCTGAATTTCGATTTTCAGCAAAAGCTTTTTGAAAAAATACCAGATACAACTCGAATAATTGGCTTCACTGCGACGCCGGAAAGAACTGATGGGACCGGCCTCAAGGAAAATTGGATTCAAATTGATAAGCGAGAATTTGATTCATGCAAAGAACCGGTTAGACGAAGAATAATATCAGAAAATTCAGGCGATGAACTTGGATTTTCTTCTGAGATTTTTGAAAAAAACATTGGTGGAATTTATGGGGATATTGTATACGGCCCATCGATCCCATGGATGGTAGAACGGGAATTTCTGGCGCCACTGAGGTATTTCGCTCCTCCCATAAACGGACTCGACAAACTGCATTGGCGCGCCGGCGAGATCGACGAGGAGGAGCTTGACGACTTCCTCGAAAAGCGCAAGGTCTATGGTGACGTCGTGAAATATTATCAGAAACATGGGCGCCGTCCGGATCCACGACCTGGGCAGAATCCTAATAAGCCCGCGTTGATATTCTGCCGATCGGTGAAATCTGCCAAGGAGACTGCTCGCCATTTCAATGAGGCTGGTTTTCATTTCATCCCGGTTTGGGGGAACATGCCGAAAGATCAGAGAGAGAAAGCATTGACCGCTCTGGAGCAGGAAAAAATAGACGGGGTGTGCAACTGCGATTTGGTCATTTATGGCGTCGATATCCCAAATCTTGAATATGGAGCGAGTCTGCGGCCGACTCAATCCAGAAACATTTATTTCCAAAAAGTTGGTCGATTACTCCGAACATTTCCAGGTAAAACAAACGCCGTATTCTTCGATCACGTCAACCTCGTGAAATACCACCAAATCGACGATTACCCTGGCATCCCGCTCTTTTTCCTCGATGACGTGCAATGGAACTTCGAGGGCCGTCCGCGCCAAAAGAAAAAGAAACAAACCGAGGAATTTCTCGTGGCCTCATGCCCGTTTAATGACTATGAGGTCTGCGTGAATAAGGCGTGCCGGTCGGGCTGCGTTAAAAACGGTGGCGAGCTGAAAGAGGGCCGCGAGGAGCTTGAAGTCGACGAGACGGCGAAGCTCAAGGAAATCAAGGCACCGGTAAAGTTCAACGACCTGGCACCCGAGGAGAAGCGAGAGGTGCAGGATGGCATCGGTAAAGCGACCGACCTCGCGGTTGCGGGATTGAAGGCCGGAAAGATCGAGCCGGGACCGATTGGGGACTTGCTGCGGATCGCGAAGGAACTGGGTCGAAAGCCGATGTGGGTATACTACCGGCTCACTGAGGAAATGAAAGCGATGGCGGTACAAGCCCCATTGCTGTATGAAATAGCTCGCCAACTGGGGTATAAACCTCAATGGGCGAAGTATCAAATCGATGCGCTGCGAGCGCATAAGAGGGATGCGGTATGAGTAGTTACAGGATTCGAGGCGAAATAAAAATACCGCACGACGTTGCGATGCTTGCAAAAAGCCGAGCATCAGCTTTTTTTACCCATGATGCATTGCAGACGAAAACTTTAGAAACCATCGGTGCCGAAATATATATTCAGGGCATAAACGATGCCGCGCAAGTAATGAATAAACGGAGGAATGGGGAATTTGCGCTTTTCCCAAACGCATGAAAGAAAAAATGCCATATCAAATTGATGGATACAAAATTACAGAAAGATGTCATTCTAACCAGGATGGGGATTGTGAATGGAAAAAATGCCCGCAAAATAAAAATAGACTTATTTACTGCGTGCTCGCTACTCGCTCTGAGATTCCCGTATCACCCGATACCGCCCACCCATCCGGAGCACCATAGCCCGAAACCGGGTCTGAACCTTCGACATCCGGTCATTCGGGCTTTTGATCTCGTCGGCGGCGAAGATCGCGACACGCTTGCCGACCATATCCGGGGTAACGACCACCGAGTCAAATCCCACATAGTCGGCGGTGCCCGCTGGTGCGCCATGAAACGACCTGCCGCCACGGATGACGATGTCGCCGGGGTACAGCGTGATATCCTGCCTCTTGGTCACGTGATGGACCTTCTCGGATACCCACGCGACTCCGCAGGAAATACGGGCGCGCCGCTGGTCTGGCGTGAGCGACAGTAAATATGGTCGCGCAATCTGTTTCTCAATGTGTCCCATGAGAGAAATATACCACAAGATGGAGGTATGAAATGTATATCATGAAATGGTTTGGATGGTGCCACGAAAACAAAACAGATTTTTACGACTCAGATGGCGAGGTTGTCATGCGAGACGTTGACGGCCACAATATCGTCCGTGCTCACGAGGAAATAAAACGAGTCGAGGGCCACGGCTTCAATCGCGTAGAGTATGAAATCGTATTCCGCATATCAGAAAATTGGGAAATTCGCATAACCACAAGCCCCGATTTCGCAAAATTAACTTGACACTTTGACCGGTTAGTTATATGGTTTGTGGAGGAGGAATTCATGGATAACGTAGTAGCAGAGAGCATAACGCTCAAAACACAAAACGGTGGTTGGCTTGGTCAAGTCGTTATAACGAGCGACGGCATGTTCGCGGCGGTCACGGATTATGGAAATTTTTCATACTCGTGGCGATCGTTCGGCGATGACTTCAAAAAGTTTTTGCTCAAACTGGACACGACCTATTTTGCATCAAAGATGTATGAAGGGTTTGTTTATGTTGCAATGAGCAACAAGATCAGAGACGGCGCAAAGCGGTTCTCGGAACAGGTACTACCCGCTTTACAGGAATATTTACGGAGCAAATCATGATCGAACTCATCATAGGCATCGTAATCGGCTACGTCATCGCTGCCATGTCGGTACCGAGTTTCATGAAGCACCGTGCCGCAAGCAAAATACCAGTCGAGTACCAAGGAAAAAAGTACATTATCGTTGAGCAGATGGAGGAGACGAGGGGATGAAAATCGAAATATTTAAGAGGGCTCGCGGTCTTTTCACCATTCATCCGAAACGAGAAAAGCCCGATGGTTTTACCGAAGATGGTCATGTTTGGTATCATTTTATTTGGCTTGCATTTCACATCTGGATCGGCAGGCGGGTTAAATCTTGACCACCCAACAAGCAGCCGACCGTCTCGGCCTCACCGTCGACCGTGTACAGCGCTACTGCGGTCGCTCGGGTCACCGAACCATACCGGCTCCAACAGGCTCAGTCGGACGCCGGTACATCTACGACATCAACGAGGACGAGTTACGCATTATCGAGCACGCCATGCGCCGGGCGATCAAAGCGGCGCGTATCAAATCAAACGAAAAGACCATTGCCGAGTGATGGTTTTGGAGGTCTTCAATGTATAAATGCATCATATGCGTTTTGGAATTTTTGCTACTTGCTGGGTGTTCGCTCATCCAGCCGGACGCGGAAATCATCGATTTAGGCGAGCCGACCGAGGCGATTCAGTTCATACACGATAACATCAAGTATGTCGCTGATGATCCTGGAAAAGATTACTGGCAATTGCCATCGGAGACAATGAGTCGCGGCGCCGGGGACTGTGAGGATGCGGCAATGTTATTTATCAGTGCGTTGAGAGCGCGTGGATATGATAGCAGGGCTGTGCTTGTTGTGACAAGTCTTGCGTCTGCCGATCCGATAAACTCCGACGGCAGCGATTTTGGGCACATGCTCACGGAGTACGACAACAAATGGATCAGTCCGCAGTGGGCAATCTTTGCGATAATGCCAAAGTTGTTTACGCCAGCGAGACAATATTACACATTCGACGAGTTGATTGAGCAAGCTCAATTATATCACCGGATTCGGTAATATTGATCGGTTCATAATGTAAAAAACCGCCCGGGATACTCGGGCCCGGGCATTTTTTTTGAAAACGGTACGCTATGGGATCTGAATCTGTCAGACATGACGTTTCAGGCATTCGCGGAGGATCAGATTATGTGGGTGGTGGAATGAGTAAGGCTCACCTAAGACATTATAAGAATTGCGACGGTAAGCGTTTTCTCGGAATACGCTGCAAGTTACATGCGGGTGTTGTTTTTCATCTCCAGATGACTGACGATCATGATAAAGTCACCTGCTCACGTTGCCTGAAAAAAATACGGGGCGCTTTATGATCCACTACGCCAAGGGCGCAATGCTCACCATCTACGCCGAAGCCATCGGGGTCAAGCGGAGAGTCCGCCATTTCCTCGGGCTTCGGCTCATTGAGTCGGATCGGTCATATCGGAAGCGAGCGATGAAAGCGTGGAGGAATCGTGAGATACTCAGTTGAAATTCCAAGCAAACTCGATTCTGTTTTCAAGCAAATAGCAGGAGAGGAACAGATTTCCCAATCTGAATTGATGAGAAAGGCATTACTTACATATGCCGTTCTGCACAAATCTGTCTTAGATGGGAAATCTATTTCGATAATAAACGACGGGAAGATAGAGAAGGAAATCGTTCTTTGCTTATAGTTCGTACTTCGCTCTAACCTTTTCTTCCTCCGCTTTGTACCACGCCTGGGCATCCCGGAGCGCATGATCCGTCGACTCGCCCTTGATAATCGCCTCATCCTTCCGCGCCGCAGCCTGAGCAGCCAAGCCGTCGAGAATCATTTTGACCTCGGCGGTTTTTTGTTCAGTCGTCAGCAAGTAGACACGTTCGGTTTCTTTCTTATCGGCGATGGTTGATCGATCGGTATCGCTAAGGTCATCGTCGAGAGTCTCGTCGTCTCCGGGCTTGTCGCCAAGTTTCGATATGACTCGATCACGCCAGATTCCTTTCTGCCAGACGCGCCGCCCCCGGAAATCTGGTATCAACGTGCCATCGAGTTGAACCTGCTCGCTGTCGGATCGACCGACGAAAATCGGAATCAGCGTATCGGCTCGGTTCTCGGTGTCGAGGTACTCAAGCTCGCCGGGCTGGAAGTACACCGTGTTAGCGTCGTAGAGGCGTTTCACCGCAAGGTCGCGCGCTCGGGTCGGATCTACCAAGAGCGTGGCCAGTGCACTCACATCTTGCTCGCATTTATGGCGAGCCTCAGCGAACCATTGGCCCTCGGCACCCGATCGTAACTCGATAGGCTCGTGGCCGAAAATACCCTTGAACTCGTCGATGACCTTTTGCCGGCGCGCAGCGATCTTGTCATTGATCTCGTTGACCGCCTGTTGCTCAGGGAGTCCGGGAAGCATCGGTGATATTTTTGCCATCGTCGCCATCGGGTCGGGTGTGGCGTCGGCAAAGCCGGTTATGATCTCGTAGCCATCGATGTTGGCGTGGAATATGGTTTTCATGATTTTTTCCCTCCGAGTATAGAAAGAGATTCCCGCAACCGCATGATTTCCTCAGCGCACTCGCGAAGAATTCTACCCATATAGAAATGTGAATGCTCCTCTGTCGCCTGTCGATGCGCGTCCGCTATTTTTTCGAGAATATCTTTCTCTTGATTTTCATCGCTCATACCCTCTCCTTTTCTCAATACCGTATCGCGAAGAAACAGTTCACATTCACCATACGGGTTTCAACCGCTGTACGCGGGGTGCCGTTAGTGCCGTCGGTTATTGGGGCCGTCGCCGACCAATAATTTACACCAGCTACGGCAGATCTTGCTATCTGCGCACCGTTTGCATTTGCCCCCCCATCACTGGCAAAATTATCGAGATAGTCTGGACTTTTTATACGATGAAAATGCCCCTGAAACGCATCCAACTGCGCGGATCCAAGCCCTCGGGTCGATCCCGCAGGATCCCGGAGGTTGCCAGTATCGACACCCCTCAGGGAATAGCCGCGGAGGTCGGGGAGTTTGAGGTAGCGGCCCGATGTAACCCCGTTTACGGTGAGACCGGTCGTGGCTCGGGTCGTTCCACCTGAATCACTCGTGGTGTAGAAAGCAGGTGCCGTCGCATTCGCCGATGACCCAACCCACGTCGCATATACTAAATCAGGATATAAGAACCCATCGACAACTTGGCCAGTGAGTGTCAACATCCTCACAAGTGCCTGCGTGGTCGTATTAAGGAAATGCGGCACGATCTCCCCGGGCATACCGAAGTGCGACATCATCGACTGGAGGTGCTGCATCGCGGGATTTCCGATGATATATCCCTGGCCGGCGGCGGACCCGGCGCCAACGGCAGTATATGCCTCTACAGTTCCACTCGGTGTCATAGCCACCGTACCAGCGCGATGCATGAGACCTTGGTAAAAAGCCCAGAAGTCGGTCCAGTAATCCGCAAGGAGTGGGGTTCCATCAACCGATGTCCCGGTGCTTGAGTTCTTCGCGGCTACCGTTGGAAAAGTGTTCAAAACCTGGCCGGAAACAGCTTCGTATGCTTTCATTTTAATACCTTATAGAGAAATAGCAGTTTACGTTGACCATGCGTGTTTCTGTCGAAAAACGATATCCGACACCGGAACGTGTCCCGCCTGTAATATTTGAGGTAAGGCCAACATCAGCCCCAGTATTTGCGAATGCATAATTTCCACCACCAATCGGGGTGATTACCGATTCATTGCGATGCAGGTCATTTCGCCAATGAACATGGTCTTGGAACGCATCCAACTGCGCAGACCCGAGCCCGCGGGTGGAGCCTGCCGGATCCCGGAGATTGCCGGTGTCGACACCTCTCAACCCGTATCCCCTCAAATCCGGCAACTTCAAATATCTCCCGCCAGTGACCCCGTTAACTGTCAGGCCGGTTGTTGCCCTGGTGGTACCGCCACTATCGGAAGTCGTGTAGAACGCAGGGGCCGTGTTGTTTATCCCGGCTCCAACCCATGTATTATACCAGAGGTCGGGATACAAATACCCGTCGACGACTTGGCCGGTGAGCAGCAACTCCCTCGTCTGGCTCTGGCTCGTGGCATTCCGAAAATGCGCGATGATGTCACCAGGTTGCGAGAACTGCCGTTGAAAACTCCAAAGTTTTTGTTGCGTAGCCGAGCCAACAACGGCGCCTTGACCGGATGCCGACCCAGACCCGACGGCGACATACGCCTCGTCGGACCCAGACGGAACCATGGCAACACGGTCAAGTAGCGCCATCCAGAGCGGCCACATGTCATTGTATCCATCGGCAGTAAACGGCGTACCGTCGGTTGATACCGAGGTGGTAGAGTTTTTCGCGGCCGTAACCGGAAAACTCCCGGTGACATTCGCGCCATACGTGGCTAAATAATCTTTCATTTCAAACCTCATGGACCGTGACGGTCAAGTTCGTGATAGTCGCGGTACCACCGGTTACTGCCGCCAGACTCACGTCAATCCAATACTGCGTCGCAATTGTAAGTCCGGACACGATAGCCGTGAGACAAAACCCGCTTTTCCCGGCAGCGACCAATGAGGTAAATGTCTGTGCGGCACCGATCGCGGTACCCGTCAAAGCAGCAGCATTCGCCGGCGCTGATCCTGTTCCATATCGAATTTGTACCGTCGCTCCATCGTTAATAGTCGAATTCGCCATCATTCCGACGATCTCAATTTTGATACGAGTCGAGAATCCAGGTGTGAAAAGCTGAGCAAGCCCCATCATGAGGCCACCCGTATTCGTTGTACCCGTCGGATTCGATGGGGTTCCGGTCAGAACGCCACCGTTGTATAGTCCAAGTTGATTTGGCGTCATTTTTACATCCACGCCACCCTGACTTGTATAAACGAAATCAGCCCCCAAAGATGGGGTACTACCCGCTGGAAACGTACTCAAACTCTCTGTAGCCATTTTGTTACCTCAAATATAATTCGCAAACAGCAATCCCCATGTAAACACGGGCTTCCATCGCAAAATAAGCTCGACGAGTTCCGCGTGTCTGTCAGCCGGAACATCAGGTGACTCGATTGTGTTTATATACGGAATACTCGTACCATTCCCGCCATTCGTTGTGACCAGATTTCCGCGCGAGGTCACAACGTTGTTACCCCTCGATGTTATCACAAATGAGGAGTCTGGCGTAATATACGTCGGATTTCGGCCAATGAAGAAAAACAACGGCCAGTATCCCGAGTCAATCGGGATGGGGTAATCGATTGGTGTATATGCAAGTTTGAGATAGTACCCACAGTTAGCAATCGTGTTGCCGGTGTACACAGCCATGCCACACCCCCAATACTCCGGGGCGGCGGTGAACTGCGGCCCATTGACAATCAACTCGGCGGTTCCACCTATGAAACTGGCGAAGGCCCCAGAGTTGCCGGCGTAGATCGGCAGCCCCGTCGCTCCGGCGTACATTCGCCACTCACCAGTCACGAAGTCATTCGGGTTGGCCCCGCCATTATTGTCGTAGACCATGAGGCCGTAACCACTTTGGCCAAATCCCGCGAGGTCGAGCGCCTCTTGGAGCGCCCAAAGGGTTCCAGACGCCTTTTTGAATTTCTTGTTCGCGACATTCTGCCGCCGCTGTGCCTCGGTTAGCACCGGATTGAACATGATCCCATACTCGCGCTCAAGGTCGTCCAAGACGATGGTTTTGTACGGGTCACGGATATAGGCGACGCTTTCGAGAAACGCGCGTGGTACCTCGGTATTATCAGCTATAGCCTCAAGAAAATTATCGAGGTCGCTATCGGGCGCTGGGTTTGCCGCCGATCCTTTTGGCCACAGCCCGTCAACGAGGGCGCGAGTGAGAGTACTCATTTTCGATGGGCCTTTATGATTGCAGCGATACCAAAGCAAATAAACATGATCGCCAGCCCAGACCAGAATATAATTGATTCGACGGTGTCTATCTTAAATTCTATCATGCGAATATCACCGGGGCCGAGAGTTTCAGCTTCTCGCCTTGACCAACCTGATACGACGGCAGGAAGTTCGTCGATGTCAACCCGAACGCCACCGACTGCACGAATGCGCCGTAACTCGTGAGTACCGACTGTACCACGGTCGCGGCCAAAAGCTGCGTGAATGTGTCGTTACGGTTGAAAACCGGATCGACGCCAGAAATAAACGGCGAGATAGTAAGCAGGAAATTCGTCAACGCCGTCTGAATATCCGCCTGAGCTGCCGCGGTCGCACCTGATGGAACGTTGAGACCGGTGACAACGACAAATATAGGCGTGCGCGTAATCGGCAACACATAGAGTTGTGAGACAACAAGTCCAAGATCCTCGCGCGCCAGTCCGGTAACCGGGTCGGTGATAATCGCCTCAGCGACCTGTCCGACAAGGCCGGTGCCAGCGGGTACAGTTCCGTCCCATGTGCCGGGCGCGATTCCGTCAGGCTGGATTGACGTATCGCACTCGACGTAAATCGTCCGCATACCGGGATACGACGCCGACGGTATTGGATTGCCCGAGTATGGGTAAACCCGGGTCACCCCCTCGACGGACTCACCCCACAAACGATACGAGCTCGCGTTTGATCCATTCGGCAACGTCTGGACAAACGCAAGTCCGCGCTGCCGGTAATCGTCGTCCGACTCAGCGTCCGCAGCCGTGGTAACGGTTGACGCTACCGTCGCAAGTCCTGATGCACCAGAGATTGGCGTCTGTATCGTGAGAGTTGAGCCGTTCGACAAGTTTCCGGATGTGCCTGTGGTCTGGCAAACAAGCGTCAGTGTCACGCCGGTTCCAGGTCCGCCAGGGAATGGGGCCGTTACCGCCGCGGTTGTTTGGTATTGGAGACCGTTTGCCGATGAGGTGAAAATCGTACCGATCGGTATAACCGTCGCGTCTGTAGCGGGCATTGTCGCGGTAATTGTTGCTGCCGTCGCAGTCTGGCGCGGGATGTTGTATTCGGTTCCGAGATAATCGAGGTCGGAACCTTTGGCCGAAATCCAAAGACCAGCTTGAAATCGGTCGGCGCCGTATTTGTATAGTGTCGTAAAGCTCATCGCCTGCATGGCGGCGATGACGTTGTTATACGCCTGGGGAGCGGCGGGAGTCTCTTGGTTGAGGCGCGCCTCGATGTTGGCTTTGTTGGTGGCCGCCTGTTCGAGCGTTGAGGGGATTGTTACGCCAGCCATTGTTCCACCCGTTTATTTATTCGGCGAATTCCGCGCCGGCGAAGACGTTTGTGATATCGTTTATTTTTTTGGCTAACCGGCTCGAACCAATACATATCGGAGCAGGTCTTCGTTATTTCGCGATCACCGGTCATATCACCCTCTTATACGCAGGATTCTCCGCCTGGTTCTGCCAATTCTGTCCGTATCGGTTCAACTCAAGCGGCGCGGTTCCGGGACCAAGTGTTGCCACAAGTTTAATCTGATCGCTCACGGGGTTGACCACACTCACAGCACGGTCGGGAAATAATGGCGAGGTCAAAGCAATCTCGGCGCGGTTACGGATAAGGTCGAGACCCTGGAGGGTGATAGCCTGACCGATGACAGCCTCCTCGAAGTCGCTACCAATCTGATGATCGTCATCAAGTAAAAGGTTGCCGCACCAGTCATCATCGATCAAAAGCGCCATGATGCCGTGATTCTCGACGCCTTGGTCCATGACGGGCTGGCCACCGATCCACTGGAAGGTGGCGCCTGACGCGGTGACTATAACTTTTGGGTCGCCGGAGTATCTATCGATCATGCCCATAATATACCACATTTCGTAGTAGGTACGCTACCTATAGCGTAGTCGTTATGCGAATAACATGTCAATTTGACTTGTTTATGTAAGTTGTTGCTTTGTATAGATTTACAAAGGCGTTTAAAACGATTTTGAGGCGACACTATATTTAGGGCATCCGAGTATATGGCTTTGCTCATAAAACAGTCTCCAAATCAATCCTCGCGCCTCGGTTTTTCATGGCGCGTTGTCTAAAACGTTATCGACGATGGTTTTGGCCGCTGACGCCGCTGAGTTGAGCGCGGTTTGTAGCGCAACGATAGCTGCCGCCAGCGATACAGATGACGTACCGCCGGATGTAATCGCAGCCTGCGCGGTCGCATTCGAAAACGAGTCTATCGCGGTAAACAGATTGTCGAGTCCGGTCCTGAGGTCTGCGGATGCCGTCTCGTTTTTTATCAGGTGTTTGCCGTTCGATTTAAGTTTATGCCGCGCGAGCTTTACACCCGATGAGTTGTACGAGTACCGCTCGACCTCGCCGGGATTTACCGCGGGCGTGATTTTATCCGAGCTTGCCACGCCGTAGACGCGGCCACCGGAGTCAACAAGGAATACCCGGTCACCGGGCTGCGGACACCAATCCTCGCCTGCCTGCATGATGATCTGGACATAGCGAGTTCCAGCGCCCGCGCCCTCAACCTGGACGAATCGGGTTTGGGCAGAGCCTTGTGCCGAGTTTACGGCGGTGTCTACCTTTTGCTGGCCGGTGGCCTTGGATACTCTTAGCTCGCCCATGTTAACTCCATAGACCAGACGGCAGATTGTCGCCGGTGTATGCCTGATACGGCACAACCTTGATCGTGCATCGCTGGCCCTGCGAGTCGAACGTGTGCTCGGTCTCACGAACCATGAATGTAAACCCGTTTCCGAGTTCGAGCGTGTCCGATACGACGGTCACCATCATGCCGGGGCGCCAGACAACGCCGCTCGGGGTTTTCCACGAGGACAGCGGTAACGGTATGGTGAGCGCGCGTGTAATCTGTTTTGATCGGCGCCACTTTGCAACCGAGACCGCGCTACCTTGCGGAATATCGTCGGCGGTAAAAATGTTAACGCGTTTTCGCGGAATAGGAGCGTCTATCGCCGTTGACTGGATGTCGTCGGCGTCTCCGGACTCACCGACCGCGATATAATTGTACCACCTATCACGACCGCCTGCGGTAATCTCAAACTCTTGCGGCAGGTCTCGGCCTTCCTCGATAGTTCCAACGGTCGGGATGCGCGATAGCTCTCGGGCATCGTAAAAAATCAATTGGCCGTTTCGGTCATTCGTGGCTAAGAGCGACGACTGAAACGCGATTCGGTCGATGAACTTACCGGCGCTCTCGGTGAGGCCGGGGCATATCTGATCGAATAAAACTCCCTGCGGCCCAGATGAGGTAAGGCCAAATTGGCGAGCAATTGTTGATGCGATACCGGACATATACTGCCCGTCGAACTGCCGCATGGTGAGCGGGAGCTGACTATCAACGAGCACGATGGTCGACGAGTAGCCGACGAATGTTTTCGTGCGTCCGCCACCGACTTTCAGCGAGTTCGTGATGTCGTAGACCTCGCCTTTTTGGATAAGCTCGCCGAAGAGTTTTAGCTCAAACGGCTGGTACGAGTACGGCTTTAAGACGCGATCGATATTCGGGTCGAGTCCGGGTGTCCATGCGACGGTTGCGGTAAAAACGTCTGCCATACTGTCGATGGTTCGGTTGGCGCGAAACGTATCCACGTTGATGTTGTAGCCGCCGACCTCGAGAGAGAAATCAGCCATGATCAGACCGCCATGGGTTTTCTTGCGCCAGTTCGAAAACTTGTTTCTTCTCAGTTGATAAAAGCACGTCTGAAATAATTTCAGCGAGTTTTAACGAATCTACGAGTGGATGCTCGCCGAGTTCTCGGATGATTGCCCATGAAATATGGCGAGCAAGTATCGCGGCGTGACTGGTGTCAGACATAAATCACCACCTGACGACCTGCCGGGAGCCAGAGAATATCGTTACCGATAAGGTTGTTCGAGTTTATGAACAGGTCGAAATTCGCGTCGTCCCATGGTACGCCTTTCTCGCCGTACTCGGACATTGCAATCTCCATGCTCGCGCGACCTGATGCCAATGGATACGTTTTGACGGCCTTGAGCGAGAACGATACCTCGCCGAGATAGGCTTGTGTCTCGGCAATCAAGTCAGCGAGATTGGCGTATGACTTCGATTGACTGAAATACTGTCCCTCAATATTGACGCCATCGTAGTATGCCTGGCTGTTGTCGAGCGCGTTGGTAACGGTATCGAGTAAATCAGACAGGGCATTGACCGCGGTTACTGCCTCGGCTCGCGTGGTCAACTCAGCATCGGCGGCAACGAGTGCGGCGGCACCTGAGATTCCAAGGGCCACAGCCTCGATCGCGGTGACGACGTTTCGGCTGTTGATGCTTTTAGCCGAGTCCGCCGGAGTTGCAACCGGTAGGAACGAAAGTACATTGACCGCCATGGATTTGAGCGCGCCGATTGCTTGATTGAGGTTGTCGCCGATTATCTCGGGCGACTGGACGAGGGTTTGAATCTGCGTGGTGACGCTTACGACGTCGAGGACGGGTGCAACGAGCAGGGCGTCTACGGTCTCGGTGATGGTGTTGACTGCCGCGTTGGCCGTGCCGATGGCGGATTTTACTTGATTGAGCGCCTGCTGATACCCGGACTTGAGCGCATAGACTTGGTCCTGGATGTTCTGTATTGCGTTGAGAGCGGCCTGTGCGGCTGATATTGCGTTGAACTCCGCCACGTGGGCGACGATTCCGTTAACGCGGGCGGCCGTTGAGAGCACCGACCTCTGAGCGATCGGCTCGATCCAGGTTGTGTTGATAAGGAATACGCCGCCGGACTCGACGGGGTTGGCCTGCATCTCGAACTTGAGGACTTGTAACTCGTGGACGCCGTAGATCGGATGCGTGACGTTCCAGATTGCGCGACCGTCGCTGCCTTTCTCTTTGATCGACTCGAAGAATTTCAAGGATGTAGAGTCCGGATCGAGATAGCCCGCGTCAATGTCCTCATCGAAGTAGATGGTCATCGGCCAGTCAAAACCCTTGACGCCGAGGTCTTGGACCACGGTGCCGTCGACGTTCGGGTAGTCGAATTGCGCGACTCGCTTTTCGGCAGTAATAGAGTCCCCTCTCCATTTTGCACGATAGAGATTGCCTTCGGGTGAGATAAAAACGGCGTCTGGTTGGATTCGGTCCTGCCAGCTCATTCTAAGTCGCCACCCCTTGAGCGCGTAGGTATTGCCGGTGCGGTCTTGCCTGCCGAGGTTGTTTGAGTACCCACATCCTGAGTGACTTTGACTTGAGCGCCGGGGACGCCGTTAACCTCAACCTTGATGTTATTGTTCAAAGAGTTTTGCACGCCGAGTTGCCCTTGATTCGGAGCCATGAAGCCGCGCGCCCATTGCTGCTGCTGCGGGTTGAGTTGCGACATCGCCTCGGCGACGCCTTGCTCTTTGTCGAAACCGAAAGGGAGACCGAACGAGGTAATGCGGCGACGGCGCATGTCGTCCATTTGATCGGCGATAAGTTGCTCGACCGCGAATTGCCCGAGGTTTGAGAAATTGCCGCTACTGATGGCGTTTTGAATATCCTTGCGCGCATCGTGTTGCGATTCTCGTTTTTGAGCGGCTACCTCTCCACCAAGAATAGGCTCAAGAACGCCGATGGCAGCGTGTTTGTCTTCGGTGTCTCCCACGATGAAACTGATGGCTTGAGCTACGAGATCCGCAAGCGTCGTGATGAGCGGCGTGAGTTTATCGATTACGGTTACGAGCGCGGGGCCGATACCGTCAAATAACTGGCCGATTACCGGAAGTACTTTTTCGAGCAGCGGCTGCGCGGCTTGGAATGCTTTACCGAAGAAACCGCCGACCGACTTCGCTAACTCCATGACCGCCGGAAGTAGCGGCTTTATCATGTTAAAAAACTCGGTGCCTTTGCTGACGAAGGATTTTAGGAACGTGTCTATTTTCGATCCGATGAGTTCTTTATTCGCCGCAACCCACTCGGATATTTTTGTGACGAACGGCTCAAGCGTCGTAACCAACGTCGAAAGTGCGACGCCTTTGATTTGCGTGAGGCTTGCGGTGAGCCGCTTTTGCGAGTCCTGGAATTTACCCGCAGCCTCGATGGTATCGCCCGAGAGTATTTCGCCGTACTTCTCGGTCTCGTCCATGAGGGCGGTTATCTCCTCACGGCCTTGCATGAGGATAGGCAACAGCTCTTGGCCCTGTTTGCCGAATACGGCCTGTGCGATCGCGGCTCGTTTGGCGGGGTCAACCGTCGCTTTGATGGCGTCGGCGGTAAGTAAGAATGCCTCGGTTGAGTCCTTGGCTGATCGGAGATTGCGGGATAGCTGTGGATTGAGTCGCTTAAGGCCGGACTCTATGGGGCCGGAGAATGTTTTAAGCTGCCCGAGACCCATGTTTAACTTTTTGAACGTTCCCTCGAAGGTCTCGGCTGATACATCGGATAGGTTCATAGCATAGCTGAGACGCTGGAACGCATCGGTTGTGAGTCCAAGTTTCGCCGATGATTTACCGATACTGTCGGCCTTCTCCACAAAATCGGGCAGCTCGCGCGCGAGGCTTTTGATTTTGTCGGTTACGAAGCCGATTGCGCGGTTTGCGATTGCCATGCCGCCACCCATAAAGAGGCCGTCTTTTATTTGGCTTTTCAAACGGCCCCACATTGAGGTTGCTTGACGTGCCTCGTTTTGGAGTTGACGGCCGAGCTTAGCGACGGATGACCCAGCATCTCCGAATGCGGCTTTTAGCTGGGCATCGTTCGCGGTGAGGATGGTTCTTATCGCGAAATCTCTACTGGCCACGCTGTAACCGCCTCAAGTTTTCCTCGCGCTCTCGCATCTCCGCATTGAGTAGCGCCTCATGTCCGAAGTTCCAGAATCGTATCCGGGTTATATCCGCACTCTCGATATAGGCGAGGTCATGGTATCGATACGCCACATTGTACATGAGGCGTGCCATGGTGGCCCTTACAGAAAAAAAAGGACGCCGATTGCCTCACTGACTTTTGAGTCGATAGGCTCAAGCACCTTGGCGAATACGGATGGGTCGAGTCCGGACAGACGGCCCAAGAGATTATTGATACGCTCGCCAAACTTGGTCTCGTCGGTGCCCTCGCTCTCGATGATGTCGGAGCCTTTGAATTTTCGATAGGTAATGTCGCTCGCGGTGCTTCCGGCGGTGGGTCGCTGGATTTTTTGGTAGATGGTCATGTCGGGACGAATCTCTACAAAACCTTGACGGATGTATTTGACTATCCGATTTAGCATGGACTCGACGGACTTCTGTTTGTCTTTATCGCCCTCGTCGGGATCTTTACCGTAGTACTCCAAAAATTCTTTGACCTGCTTGATTGCAGTTTCTTCCGAGATTTTATACTCGGCACCGGTGAGCGAAAACTTACCCATACAAACTCCTTTTATCGATGAACCGCTCGCGCGGGTGCCGTGGCCTGTCTAATTTTCCGGCTGCCACAACAGTTAACGATTGCTGCTCGGGCCTTTTCTCTACAGTGCCATGCGCCGGAGTGAACCGGGTTTTGCGGGGGCGGGACTCGAACCCGCGAATTCCGGATTATGAGTCCGGTGATTTGCCAACTAATCTACCCCGCGATTATTAAGCTGCGATGAACGAATCCCATGTTTGACGCGGGAACATGGTCAGAGTCGCTTTGTTGTCCTGGTTGTTCCAGGTCTCGAAGTCGATCCAGCCTTGCGCTCGATATGTGTCGCCTGCTGCCGTGGTGTACGACAGAGTCACGTCGATTTGATTCTCGGCGTAGGACTTGAGTGCCACGCGCTCGTCGCCATTACAGGCGATGGTCACGCTCTTGACGTCCTCGACCTGACGGGTGCGTTTGCGGATCGCGCGGCCAGACGTTGCGACAGCCTCGTTTTTCCATCGAGATGGGGTAACGCCAAAGTCGGCGTCGGACAGGGCGTCGTATGATACGCCGTTTATGCTGACGCGGATGATTGATCCGCTGGTGTCTCGTGCCATTTAAGCGTCTCCTTAGTTACTCAGCACCGCGAGGCTGATATCGAGGTTGAGAGTTGCGTCGATGATATTGCCGACTCCCGAGAGGATTGCGGGCAACTGGATCGTAAACCCGTCGCCACCGGTTCGAACCTGTACGGCGGTGCCTGCCTTGAGCGCATCGATAGTAAAATCGGGTGTGTAAATCCAGGCGTTTGCGGCGAAGGCATAGGCAAGTGCCACGAGGTCATCAACGACAGACCCGGTATCGCGGGCCTTCTGGCGGCTGTTGATGTTCGTCACGTTCGCCACATCGCCCACGATGGTGTAGCCCTGCCACTTCTCGGACTGGAAATTCAGCTTCGTGGCCGAAATCATATTTTGCATTTTGGAGATGTTTACCATTTCCCGGTATGCGTTCGAGGTCGCGGCAACGCCGGTATTGGCCGCGTAGAACGTGACCACGTTTTGCAGTTTGACGACGGAGCCTTGCGCAACCGTCGGGCTGATGCCACCTGATACCGCGGTGTTGCGCACCGAGTAGTCGTCGGTCCATCGGGTACCGGCCTGCTTGGCGGCATATCCAGGATCAACGCCCGAGAGAACCTCGTTGACATAATTCTGCTCGGCGCGGGTAGCGTTGATGCGCGCCATGACGCCGATCGCTACGGCCGCGATTTCTGCCGGGTGCGTGAGTGATCCGGGAACGGCTACGATACCGTTAGTGCGGTCGGTCATGTTTGCGGTCGCGGTGGCGAGCAGGGTTGATGGCTGGCTCGATGTGGTTGTGTCACCCATGAGGACACGGAAGGGGCGGCCCACGATGCGGTCGTAGTTGCCGGTGAAACCGTTGGCGACGCCGTTGTAGGTCGACAGTGCGGCCATAACGGTCGAGTCTTGCATGTAGCCATGCACTATGTCGGTAACCTGCTGACCGTTGGGGAGCAGGTTTTGATTCGATCCTGAGCCGAGACCGTTTGACAGGTCGGTGGCGAATGCCGATGGAACACCCGCGCCGGATGCCATCGGAGTTGTGACCGATCCACCGATGCCGGACGGGAGTGTATCTCCGGGCTGGCTTGCGATGGCCAAACTGATGAAATTCCCCCATATGCCTTTGGACTTGGCCGCGAGCGTGAGGGTGGTAGTCCCGGCGGCGATAACCGGCGAGTTCGGGTCGGCGTTTATGAGAGCCTGGGCCTTGCTCGATAAGGTCGTTGGGGTGTCGGTAGTTTCGGTCGTGATGGTATACCGGGTTCCCGCGATATAGATATTGAGGCTGCCAGCTGCCGGGGACGACGCTGTGAACGTGATGACGCCATTTGCAATGGCGGAGTTCTCGGTCTCGGGGAATGCGTAAATCGGTACCGCGCCGTTGGTGCCAACGAAGGCCGCGGCGATGAGGCGTGCGAGCATGGAGCCTGCACCATACAGCGCGTTTGCCTGAGCGGGGCTCGTGATAAGCTGCGGGACGGCGACCACGATATTGTTGGCGGTATAGCTTGCGGGTAGACCGGTGCCGATGACCAAGAGGTTACGGGCGAGTACCTGCGCGCTCGGGGTAAACTGGACGTTGGTTACGCCTGCCGCGACACCTGCCGCGAGAGAGCTGGGGGTTATGGGCATTTAGTTTTTCCTCCGGATTATTCGGCGGCGCATCGGATTGATGATGCCTTCGAGGTCTGTCATATCAGGTTCCTACCTTTGCGCCCTGTCGGGCCGGGTCGTATTTCGGGCTTGTGGGTGGGTTGCCGAATGTGGCGGCAATTCCGTCCGCCGGTACGGCTGTGCGGTCTATGGTCGCGTTGATTACGGTGTCTATTGCGAGTCCCGGCACTTCGGTTGCGGACTGCGGATACTCGACGATTTTGCATTGAAGACTGAGGTTGGCCGAGATAACGACTACCTCGCCGCGCTGTAAAGGCGCGCCTTTGCGGAATGTCGGTATCCAATTATCGGATACCTGAAAGACGGACGGGTCTATGCCAAAGTTTCTATTTTGAGGGTTGTGCAGGATATTCCAGACCTTCGAGTACAGGTTATCCATGGCGGCATCAGCGACGTCCATGGCCTCGAATGAGGCGGCGAGTGCTGCGGCGATTTGGCCTTGTGTTGAGGTCGGATCGTCGAGTGTGGCTACGTCTACGATGGACGGACTTGCGATTGTAAGCTCAATTCGAAATGTCGCGAGTCCGGTGACTTTGCCGATACGGGGCGACCGGGACTCGTCGAAATCGGTTTGTGAGAGGAAGACTTGAACCATTGGCCGATCATATACGTCCTCGGAGTTTATACCTTGGGACTGTGCGCCGATGACAAAAAAATCGGTAGAGGCGTTTGCGTTGAGTAGTGCTTGTAGTGCTGTTTTGACCGCTTGGACTGTCATGCGCTTTGCTTCGCTCTCTTGGGATACAGGCGTATGGTTCCTATGGTTTGGCCGAAGTCGGGGGACTTGGAGGGGCCAAGCATATACGACACCATGGGTGCGCCTGCGGTTGGATTCTGCGGGACTCTGATTTCCCACTTGTCTAAACGGGTTGCCACCAGTAAATCGGGTGGGCAGCTCGTGCGGCGGAGCGTGACGACCATCTCTTTGGTCACCATGACACCGCCTTCGGTTGGTGTCTCGCGGCGCGAGTCATAGAGTACATTGCCCATGAGTGGAGTATTTCCGGTAGGGTCATTCGCGTTTTTATCGTACGTCTCGCCGTCTGGCCCCCGCAGGACTACGGGTAGGGCGAACTCGCCCTCGACAATATCGATAAGATCGGACTCCATGAGCGCGCGCTCTGAGACGGACATTATTTGAGTTCTCCCTGCGTTGCCTCGGGCTTAACATGGCGCTGGCCGGACTGTTTCCACTCCTCGGGGACGAGGGCGTTAAACTCTGCCGGGATCTCGTCGCCGCTTTTGAGGGTGAGGCCGCCGACACGGAAGGTCAGGTCGGCATTATCGGGGCCGATGGGGACTTTCATTCGATGCCTCCGCCGAGGTCGGGGCCTGCGGTGTCGGTGGTATTACCCGCTACCTCTTTCTCGCGCTTGTCGCTTGCGTCGATGGCTTTTTCGAGTTCCTTGTCGGCCTTGATTTTGTTGTTTTTCTCGATGACCTTGGAGTCGGCGAGTGACGCGCTCAATGTGTCTTGAGCAAGCTTATGGTCGTTCGCGTCGAGGGGTTCGCCGCCGAGTTTGCTCGGATCGACGGCACCGTCTGCGGCGTCGCTGAATGCGCCAAGGAATTCGAGCAAGCCTTTTTTCTCGCGTTCTTTCTGCCACTCGTGGGTGATGCCTTCGAGATTCTCCTCTTTCTTGACGGTTCCGCCAGGGCTAATTACCAGACGGTCGCCGTTTTTTAAGTTGAGCCAGAGACAGCGATTCTCGACGTCGCCGATCCAGCGAAAGGGTTTTGCTTTTGCCATACGATTACTCCGAGGTGCCCATATCGGGCTTGCTGATTTTGCCGTCGAGATCAACAAAATAGATTCCGTCGGCGGTTTCGATCCAGCCGATATATCCGACCGCTTTCGGGTCGCCGTAAAATCCGATTTCTTTCATTTGTTTATCCGGGTCGCCCCGGCCTCCTTACGATTCGATTACAGTTCCAGCGTCGATCAAAAGTTGCGCTGCGGCGTCCCCGTCTTTGACATCCTGCGTCGATACGGTGATCGAGTCGACGACGGTACCGGGAGAGCCAAGGCCATAACACACGTATGGACCGCGCGAGTACATCTTATGCACCTTGCTGCATACCGGACAGACGCCCGTCCAATAGTTAGAGGTATCGCTGCCGTTTCGGGGGTAGATTGTTACTGCGAGCATCTTTTACCTCTCTTCCCTTCGAAATTCGGAGGGTATGTTTAACTCTCATTTCGGAGCCGCTTTGCCCTCGCGGATCAATTGCTCAAGCCGCTCGGGACTGATGAGCGCCGTCCGAACGAGGTATTTCTCCCCGCGCGGTGGCGCCTGCATGATTGTCTGATGGCCTCGGTCCCGGTCGCCGTTGTAAACAAGATCACCGGGTCCGAGCCACCAGAATGTCAGGGTCATCACGTGTTGACACCCGCGACCATGTAGCCCCATGCGTCGGTCTGTGTGGTGCAGAAAATCGGGGCTGCCTGGATGGCCATGCTCACGGCCTTTTTGTCGTCCGACTGATACGCACGCAGGTAGAACTCGTTCGGCTGGATGGTGGCACCGGGGTTGAGTACGTTGGACGGGATCGCCGGGGACATCGGGTTGATGCCGAACCACTCCATGATCTGCTGCATGTCGATGCTGGTCATGGGGATTGCCTCGGCGGGGCCGAAGGCACGGTCGGCGCGGGCCTGACTCGATCCGATGAGACAACCGGTGTCCGGGAAATACTTGGTCGCGGTGCCGTTGGTCGCGGTGTACACATAGGGATAGGTGAAAACCGTGAGGGTGTAGCCCTTGGGAGTGCGGAGGCGACCGTAGGGGATGAGGCCCGATGCTACGAAGCGGTCGAACTCGGGACCGGCCTTGAAGTTCTCGCCGAACTGCAAGAGGTCGAAGTAGAGTTTGTTGGCGTAGTTGGTCGACACCTGGCTGTTGGCCTGGAAGTAACGCATGGTCGTGCCGCCGAAGATGGCGAAATCGGGCATGAGCTTGCCGTTAGCGAGCAGGGTGTCGCACAGTGCGTCGATGTCCACGAGCGGAACGCCCGCGGCATTGCCCCAGCCATTGGTGAGGCTCGGGGTATTCGCGCTGTTGCGGCGGTAATCATAGATGTTGTTCGTGGTGTCGGCGATATTCGATATCGATTGGACGCCGAGGCGCAAGGACTGCCATGCGAGTATTTCCTGCAAGCGGATGATGCGGCGGATGCCTTCCAGGTAGGCGCGGGTGCCGAGCGAGCGCAAGCGGGCCTGAGGTCCGACGTTCTGATAGGGGCCTTCGCCGGGCATGCGGTAGTTGATCTGCGCGGCGCCGAGATTGAACTGCTCCTCGATGAGCGGGAACTGACGGCTGAATGTCGAGGTCTGGCCGATCTGCATATCGACGTGCGTGGTACCGGTGATGCGACCGGCCATACCACGGACGACGAGGTTAGCGGCCTTCTCGTTTCCGCGCACGATGTCCATATCGATGTCCAGCGCGTCGGGCGAGAAAATCGTCATCGATCCGGTTTCGGCGCGGCCGAAGAACGACTGGCCTGCGGTTCGCTCGGTGATGTAAATTTTTTCATCGAACATGTTCGCGAAAAATCGGCTGAAAAAGTCAACCGCTACAGGGGATCCGGGTGCTGCCATTTTTCATTTCTCCTTGTAACGGCTTAGTTTTCGAGGTTATCGATTGCCACGGTCGAGATGAATACAAAGCCCTTCATGGCGAGTATCTGCTCGGCCGTGAGTGCCAAGTTCGTGGGGACGGTGGGTACACTATCCAGAGTATTCGGGGTTCCAGCACCGGTAGATCCTTTGTCGAAGACTACCTGTCCCGAATCGAGTTGACATCCCTTTCCTGCATACATGATCTGCGCTCCGGTAACATCACCCGCAGCATTGGCCGCCGCCGATATTCCACCGGGATTCATGAGGAACCCGAGAGGATATTGCGTACCGGTAGTTCCCCCGAGGTTGGCATTCAACCACGGTACCCATTTTTTGGTTGAGGCCACCTGAGCCATGATTGTATATTGGGCGAGGACTACGGTTCGGGAACCATCCTGGAGGACAGTCTCGCTATCTTTGATAAATCCCTCGCCGCCGACGATAAACGGAAAACTGTTAGAGTCCGCGCGGGACTGGCTTGCTCCTGCCATTTGTTATGCTCCTGTGGGGATGGGCGTCTCGGCCCAGATGACGGTGACGTCCGCGACCATGGCGATGGCGGCGTTTGATATATAGGGATAGAAAAGCTCGCCGGGTTTTACCGTGACGATACCTTCCTCGTCGGATCGCAGATTGTAGAATTGTGCCGCGATTGCGCCGCCTGATCCGAGGCCGGTTGCCATTTGTACAGCACCGGTTATGGCACTGAGCGTCGCGGCGGTGTAGAAAAATCCGGTGCTTGCGACGTTTCGCGTCATTGATCGGATCGCTCCTGCTGTCTGAGCGGAGATAGTCGCGGCTGTCGCGACAAGATCGAGGAATGCGTACCGGATATTGGCGCGGATAATCGTGCCCGACACGTCGCCGTAACGAACTGATATGATGCGGAAAAGCTTGTTGTTTCCGGCGGGGTTATGCAAAATGGGCAAACTACCGGTTCCGAGGACCGCACCGGTTACGCCGGTTGCGGTGGCGGAGAACACGCCGGCCTGGCCGTTCTGACCCGTGAGAGAGAGGGCACCCGCGCCGACGATATCGACGGCGTTCGCGAGATTGCCGCCCGAGCTGTTAAAGGCTCCGATGTCCATCTTTTACGCCCCCACCAGTTCGCCACGGTCGGCGGCGATAAGCTTCGCGTTATCGATGGCCGCGAGCACCGCCTTGTCAGGATCGATGCCCTGAGCTTTGGCCGCGGCCTGGATTTGCTGGATGTTGATCTTGTATTTTTCGGCGTCGGCTACCAGTTCGGCGCCCTTTGCTTGCAGCGCGGCGGGGGTTTCGGGGAGTTTCGACGACTGCTCAAGCTTGAGCGATGCGTCGGCCTTCATCATGTCGTAGGTAGCGACGAGCATTTTAAAACTTTCGAAGCTGACTTCACCCTTCATGACCGCGAGGCCGTGAGTGTGGAGTGCGGTCACGCTCTTGTATGCGTCTTTTTCCAGGATGGCGGATACGCTCGCGCTCATTTCCTGGAATTCCTTGATGCCTGCTTTGCGGGCCTCGGCCTTGATGGCCTCGATTTCCGCGACGGCAAGCGGCCCCTGGGCCATGAATTCTTTGAGATCCATTCTTTTACCCTCCTGGGGCTTTTTGGATTCGGGTGATTTTTCCGGTTTTTCCGGGTTTTCTACTGTCTTAAATCCGATGGGCACAACGAGGGTTGCGCGCATACTGGATGGGCCAGACTCGACCATGCGGAGTAGCGCGGCATGCGCGTTTCCGATACCATCGATGAGGCCCATTTTTACGGCGTTCGGCTGCGTTTTGTCCGGGTCTTCGGCGACAAATATGCCACCCGATCCGAAACGCTCGCCGACATCGGCGGCGGCAATGCCTCGGCCCTCGGCTACGCGCGCGTGGAAGATGCGCTCGAAGGCGTCGACGCGGGCTTGTAAAAGCTCTCGACCTTTCTCGGTCGAGAATGACATTGCCTTGTTCGGAGCGTTTTTACTGTAAATGTTGATGCGGCGAACGCCGTTTTTCTCCATATATGCGGAGTCGTCCCACCCGGAGACCACAACACCAATAGAGCCGGTCTCGTCGCCGGGGCCCGTGGCATAGATGGATTTCGCGGCGCTCGATAAATAGTATGCGGCACTTGCCATGAGTCCGCAGTTCAGGGCCATGACTGGTTTTTGACTGGCGCGGATCGCCTGCCATACTTGGTCGCAGCCGTTAACCTCGCCGCCGGGGGAGTTGACTGCGAGCATGATGGCCTTAGCACTGGGGTCTGAGTTGATTTTTTCGAGTGCGGTGAGAATATCGGTATAACCGGTGCCGCCGAAGCCGAATATGCGCGCCCACCAGCTTGGGCCGCTCATGGAGAGTGGGCCGTTAATTGGGATGGTGGCGACGCCAGCATCGTCGATGCTATAGAGTTTTGACTCAGGCTCGTCGTCTTCATCGTCGTCAAACCATGATTTCGGCATCGGTTGAGTTGCCGCGAGTTCGAGACGTTCGAGATAATTGTGCAGGTAATTGGGCTCCATAGCCCAGACCTGTTCCTTCGCCATGCGCCAATAGTGCGGACGCCATAAAAAAAAGTCAAATCACGACATTATTTTTATATTTTTCATCATTTTAACTTGACAGTTTGACCGGTTAGAGCTATATTGTATGTATAAGGTGCTGATGCACCAAAGCGCTTAGGAGGCGCACATAGATGAAAAACGCAATCAATTCCGGAATTCTTGTTAAGAGATTTCCGATCGTTACCAGTCAATTGGCAGTAGGTCAATCAACCTACGTTGTTTTCTACGGCAAATGAGCGAAGACTTCGAACGGGGCAGAAACGATGCCCTTAATACCCGAATACCCGATAAGGATTTGGATTCAAACTCGGATTATAAGGGTGGTTATCAGCTTGGAAAATCTGAGATATCTCGATTTTCCAATTCAGTAAAAATCAAGGCTCGGAGGAAACACCGTCCCGGCCGATGATTTACCGGCCCCGGTTTCCGGGGCCTTTTTCATTTTATGAGCATTTTGAGTATGAATCCGACGCCGAGTCCGGTTATCCCGGTAATTACCATTCCGCCTCGCGCGCGATTGAGATCTGATTTCAAACCTGCATTAGCAATATTCAAACGTATATTCTCGCTGCGCAAGTACTCGATCTCAGCGTCCTTCGCCGCCAGTTCCTTCGCCGCTTTCTCGTCGCGCTCGCGCAATGAGGTCAGCATCAGATTCCACGAGGCTGTCACCTTTTGATACCACGTCTGCACCTCGGTCCCGTAGGTCTGCCAATCCTGTATCAACGGTCGAACGTCCATCGTCCAGAATTTGTCCCAACTCTCCAGCCTGTCGGCTAACTGCAAGCTCAGCGGCTTGTCGCTCTTTTGTGGCATCGGCGGATTGATCGTGGAGCTCGGCTGCTCTGGTAGTTGTGGTAGTCCATCCAGAAATGGATTGCTCGCGGGCGGCTCGGGCGATTGCTGCGCCCAGGACAATGAGGGCAAGCAGAAAGCCAGGAACAACAAGCAGAATTTTAAGCCACGTGGGCCGAGTTTTGAGCCACTCGAAGGCTTTGTTGATTTTGTCCACACTTATTTCCCCTGGTCTGCCGCGACCGATATGCCGAAGAATCCGGCGCTCGCGCTGATGCCAGCGACAAAGCCATTGACGTCGCCGCGGATGATGAAATACGCCATGGCGCCGATGGCGAGTAGCCAGCCGAGTACACGTTTTTCATCGAGTTTTCCCTGCGCGTCGGTCCAGAGGTCAGAGACCTTCCATTTTTTATCGGGCATTTTCTGGCCCTCCTGTTTCTGATTTGCAACGCTCGCGAGCGTCTGTATTGAGTCCGAGTTCACGATAATACTCGCCATGAATCAGGCTTGTATGCCTTCGCACTCGGGCGACCGGGTGGGAGCGGGTCCCATGTTTTTCCGTCATGCCACAGGGTGAAATGCGTGTACATTGGCTTTTTATTGCAGCAGATGCAAGTTGGCACCGGAGACGTTGTTTTTAGACATTGCGTTTTCAGATCTTTCTGGGCGGCGAGGTTGAAGAGTGCTGGCGGGTTTTTGACGAAGCACTCGGGGCCTATGATGGATTTCTGTTTTGCATCACCGATAATACGTTTGACATCCTTGTCGTCGAATGTCTGACTGGTTTCGAGTTCGGCCCATTGGATGATGCATAAGGCATAACAGCCGTATTCTTTTATTTCCTGGTCCTTAAGTTCGAGTTGAATTCCTTGTCTCACTTTATTGCCCCTGTTTTTTCTTTCAATTTTTTCTCGATGGCATGCAAGATCCAAGAGTGAAAAAGTGTCGCGATCGTGAATGTCGCGGTGACCTGAAGTGGTATATGCTCAATCGGGAACGCGCCGGCGAGAAAAACGACAAACGAACTTATCATGGCTGCGGCAAAAACAATAAGCAATCGGAGTGACCGCAGTTTTTGATCGGGGTCGTATTTTTTTACAACCTGCATGAGTAGGACGGTGAGGCCGCTACAAACGAGACATGAAATTCCTGATGCGAGCCATTGTTCTGGGGTCATGGGATAATTCCTTTCAGTTGCGCAATGATTCCAAGATAGCCGATATAGGCGACGCCGAGGACTCCGGCGGCGATGATAAGCTGCACAATTATCGGGGTCCAGCGCTCAAGGCGGCGGCCCTTCTGTTTCATCCATCGCTCTATCGAGGCGTCGGCGATCTCTGCTGTATTTTGTTTTCTGTTTGCCTCTGCTGTTTGTAGCTCATTGATCGCGTTGGCATGGAGAATTTGTTTTTGCTTCATTTCCGGAACCTCCCGGCGGTAATCCTGTTCCAGCCGGATATAGTCTTCCCGCCATTGCTTGAGTTCTTTATCATCCATTTTCATCCCCTGGGTCCGCGCGCTTCGCCAAATCCATGGCACGGCGTGCGATTTCCTGCAATCGCCTAACCTTATCATAACTAATTGTCCAAAAAATAGCGGCGGCGACCGCGATTCCGAGCGCGGTCGCGGAGCCTGTTATGATCGATGATTGTAAAAAAGACATGATCCCGGTGAGAATGACCATCGAAAAAATCAAGGCTACTACCGGTTTTTTGTCGAAGAAATCATAGGACCATGCAAGATTTATGGAAATCAAAATAAGAATGACGCCGAAAACGATTTGAGGAATTTCGTTATCGGGGATAAGTGCGGTCGTTGATCCGACCATGAGAATCATAAAAACCTGAGAAATCTTCATGGTGACGTTTTCAAAGAAAAACGACAACCCGAATATTACAATCCCGGCTGATGCCTCAATTATACTTAATATCGTGTGATATATGAGTTCGGGTTGCGGGCGGGCTATATTTCCGATGAGCGTCACCGCAGATAACGCGGTGATCGCTATGGCTACGCGCTTTTGTAACGAAATCATGGCGCCCAAAAAGTTTGAATGACGGCCTCGGACGGTTTCAGGATGGCGTCAACTTCCAGATATTCGCCATCGCGGGCGGATATTTCCGATTTTTCTTCATCGCTAATTTTCCCCTGAATGGCAAAATCGCAGACCTCAAGTAGCCACCAGATGTAATCGGCTTTATCAGAATCGTTCACGACGCCGAAAATTCCACGGAGAACCTCGGTACGAGTATCGAAATCCTCATTCGGGTCACGGGCGAATACACTTTCCTTATTCGCAGCCTCGTGGTCGTAGACCAGCTCGAACATTTTTGACCACCGCTCGTGTTGTTCGACACCGCAGAGGCGGGGCATAGCCAATACCAAGTCACGAATTTTACTCATTTGGAAACTCCTGTTTTTTCCGATTTGCTTGGGTTATTTGCGGGTTTTTCACCGAATCCGGGGTTATTTTGCTGTTGAGACTGCACGAGCCAGGGGGCGACGCCGGCGCCACGCATTTCCTCGAATTGCTTGGTAATCGCGGCGCGGTTGGCTTTTCCGGAGCTGCCGTTCGTTTCGCGTGCCACGTCGTCGAGGGTTTTTGCGCCCATGCTGATAAGTTTCTGGTCGGCTTCGGCGGTTTGGCTTGGGTCGATGTTTGGCATCGGGGTGCCGTTGAGGCGGTGCGAGCACCATGCGGCGCGAAGTATCGGGTCGGTCCAGCCTGGTGCGCTAATACGGCCGGCTGCGACCTCGCAAGACAACCACTCCTCGTAGACAGGGCCGATGAAATTCGAGTCCATAAAGTCACGTTTCATGCAGGCGACGCGCCAGAAGAGGAGGATGGCCGCGCGGGAGGCGGAGTAGTTCGCGTTGAAACGCATGAGCAAAACCTCAAGCGGCATACCACGGGCGGCGCAGAGGTAGGAGCAAAAGGCGTCTACAAACGCGCCGTAGGTCTCGCTCGGGGTTTTTGAGTCAAAGGGGACAAGATCCTCGCCCATGTCGAGGCTGAATACGTTGATGCCGGGCTGCCGGAACGCGGCCTCCTCGATGGGGGTCATGGTTACAGTGGGGGACGAGATCATGGCGGCATTGCCGACGCTTGACGAGCCTGGTGCGCCGACCTGGATTGACGACACGCCTTGGCCCATGACGCCAAGTTGGTCGAAGGGATTCGAGCTGGGTGCAGTCTGGCTTGGTTTGACGTACATGTTTATAGAGGCATGGTTGATGGCTTTTATGACCGTCGCTTGCTCAAGGTCGGTCAGTTGCTCGAACTCTTGTAAGGTGTTTCCGAGCCCGGAGAGTCCGCGGCCTTGTCCGCCGTAGGTGGGGACGAAACCATGGAGCATGTTGCGTTTGCCACCCGGGCCGATACGGGGAATATCTACCGGGGTGTAGGACGGCGCGTTATTCTGGACCCAAATGTGATACATGGTCTCGATGCCAGAGTCATCGCGCTCGATGCCGTCGTAGAAACGACCGACGAGAATTGTTGAGGTAACGGCGTCGCCGCGTATCTGGTTTGTGTCCAGGATTTCGAATTGCAGCGGGTTTATGAGCGCGCGGTCGTCCGAGTAGAACAGGCGCATGAAAGTGTCGTTATCGCGCTCGTCGTAAATCGCGATGAGGCGTTGGATTTGGTAGAAATTGAACAGCCCCGCGCGGTGTTGGTTTTTTTGTTTGGCCCACATGTCGAAGGCTGTTCGGGTACGCTCACTCCATGCTTGCGCGGCCTCTTGGGTGATGCCGAGTATTTGCGCCATTGGCTCGGGCTCGACGGTGAGACCAGAGTCGACGACGGTATCTGCGAATCGGTCAACCATGGCGCGGGCTTGTACTGAGTCCTCGTAGACATCGCGTGCCTGTTGGCGGAGCTGCCAGTTGTTAAACGTTATTCCACCATAGGCATTTGATAGGCCGCCGGGGAATTTCGCGCCTGCGGATCGCGACCATGAGCCAAAGACACCGGGTACTCCGACGTTTATACCGGCCTTGATTTGATGGATGGTATCGCGGGCGGCTTGGTTTCGAACCAGGTTTATTGCGCCCGGGTATTCTTTGTCGAGTTCGGTGAGGGCGGCGGCGCGGTCGCGGTACCATTGGGGATCGTTCGGATCCGTAGTCGCAGTGTTTTTAGGCTGTATTCCGAAGATTCGTTGGATTAGGGTTTGTTTAGCCACGGTTAGCCCTTCCGCCGGAAACGCTGGGTCATGACGCCACGGCCATAGAGTTTCATATGGAAATACTGAACGCGTGACTCGACGAACGCGAGTTCGCCGCCCATCTCTTTAAGGTTTCGTCGCTTGGCGCGGGTCATACCATCGCCGGATGTGAGGGTATACTCATCGAGGCTACTGGATGCGATTTTGTCATAGGATGCATCAAGGATAGCGAGCTTTGCCCGCCAGAAGTTTAGGCGATCCAAATAATGGGCAGCCACATTCGACGGGAGAGAGTTCATGATCTGGCCGGGGATATTCCCGGTGTTTGGGTCAAGGCCGTCGGACAATGAGCTCATGGGTGTCTCCAGCGCATACCAGAGAGTAATCATAACGGTGGGGAAAAATCAAACATCTTGTATATTTTTCATGTTTTCGTTGGGTTTGATTTCCGAGGTACCCGCGTGGTATTATGACAGTACCTCCTTTTCCGCTCGTATCCAGCGCGAGCGCGGCTCATGAGCCGGCCCCGCCATTTCAGCCGTGGCGGGGTTTTTTATTTCACCCCGTGAATCCTTTCAGATCCTCATAGGCTTGGATCATCGACACAACGTCGCCGCTCATGACTGCGCGGTCAGCATTTTGCAATGATGCCTCCATCATTCGAGCGGCAATTTCTCCCGCGCCATTCATTATTGGGTCTCGATACTGCCGTATCAACTCCCGAACTCGCGCCTGTTCTTTTGGCAATTCTTCGCCTAAACTGGCCATACTCTACCTCCCCACAACCTGCATATCCAATTGTTTTTTCAGGCTCTCAAGAGCCATCCAGCCATTGATTTTAGCGATATCGTCTTTCGTTGCCTCGGGATGCTGACGCTTCCAGTTCTCCTGTGCGCGGCGCACTTGGTCGTCGAGCCAGACGTCGGAGGCGCAGAGAGCATAGACGAACGTGTCCAATGGTTCATTCCGCTCATGGATTTTGTAGTAGGCACCATCGGCGCGCAGCTCCTCGGATATAAGGCCGTCGAAGTATGCATCGGTGAAATCTGATGGAAAATCGATAAAGTGTGCCCGCTGGACCTTGTTCTCATCCGGGTAGCCGACCCGCTCGACGCTGAGGTTTGAGAAGATCACGCGCTTATAGTGGTTCGTCGATACCCGATAGAGGAACCGGTCGGACTGGCCGATGCGGGTGAAACCGTATTTCATTTCGTTGCGGAGTGGGTCGTCGGAGTTTTCTTTTTTCTCGTGGCTCGCGCGGATGGTTTGCTGTCCCTTTGAGGGAAACAGGTTTTTGTGCGCTGCGCAGAACTGGTATACAGTCTCCATGACGTTCCCGTCTGACGAGTCGATGAAGCCGATGACGGGCCGGAAGGTTCGGCCGCGCCAGTCGGTGAACTTACTCTCGTTTACAATCCACTCGTGGAGTTTTGGCCATGCACCGCCCTCGGTATCGGTGTGCTCCGTGTCGCCGGTGAGGATTACATAGTCGATGACCCATGTTCGATAACCGAGTCCGATGCCTAAGACTTGGAGCTCAAGGCGCGGGTTCTTTTTACCTGTCTGCACGTCGACGGCCATGGTGAGATAAATCACGCCTTCGGGGATTGTGCCTCGGGCATAATTACCAACCCGGTCGTTGGGGTTCTCGATTTTCGGGCGGACGCCGGACTCTTTGAAGGGTAGGCCGAGATAGAGGTTCTCAAAACTCCGGCGCCCGTCGTCGATATTGTCGGGATCTTCGATGGACTTCAAGTATTTTTTGTAGAGCGATAACCACGAGAACATATCAGCCGGGGCATATAGCGACGATATGTGGTAGCTCCGGTAGGTCGGGTCGCGGGTAACTCGATCCGGACGCCAGATACCGCGGTCGAGCATCCATGATTTTTGGTGGTTTTTTATCGGTTTGTGGCAGTGGTGGCAGAGGTAATAGCAATCGGTGATGTTGCCTTCGTCGTCGAAAACTCCCTTGAGTCCGTAATCGGTGGCGTCCTCGCCGTCGGGGTTGCCGAATAGAAGTTCTTGGCCGGTATCGCAATGCGGGCAAGGTAGATGGAATTTTCGCTGATCGCCGATGAGGAAGTACTGCCAGATATTCGAGTCGTCGATGGTGGTGGGGGACGAGAAGTCGAGAATCTTACGGCGGTCGCCCCAACTCATTGTATGGCCCTCGTTGACCTCCAGGACATTTCCCTCACCGCTTGAGAGCTGGGCTTTGACGCCGTCTATCTCGTCGCGGATGAGGACGCGGTAGTCTCCCGCGCGTTGGGCTTTTTTGGACTCGAAGCTTGTTATGTCCAGCACGCCGCCGAAAAACTCTTTCCGGAAGGTGGTATCGCCGGTTCGGCGGGACTTCGCATTCTCGGTATTCGATGTTGTGATGCGGCCCTGGAGTTTGCAAGACGTGAGCATCGCCGGGAGTTTTGAGGTTGCCCAGTCTTTCGCAAGGTCTTGTGTAGCGGTCACATACTCGATCGGTGATGGGTTCTCAATAAAGTACCCGACGACGTTTTCGGCCATCGTGGTGGCGCCGACCTTGCGGGATTTCATGAGGACGACGTGCTGCACGGGTGAATTCGGGCTGAGCGCATCCATGATCTCGACGAAGTACGGGGTCTTGGCGTTGTCCCATGGGCCGGGGAATGGCGTGCCTGGTGGGAGTACTCGGCGACCTTGCACCCACTCGGATATGAGCGGCGGCGGGGGATAGATTGGTTTTTGCTCGATAAGGCGGTCGAGGTGGTCGTAGTCGGACTGGATGGGGTCGATGATGGTGCTCAAAATCCACCCGTGGCCGTGGTCGACCCACCAACAAAAATCATGCCCTGCTGCATATATTGCCGCACTGGCGCCTTCGAGTCGTCAATCTCGTACTCGGCCCACAACTCATAGGCGCGGTCAAATATCTTTTGTGCTTGGTCGATGTTTACTTCGGCTCGCGCGCATTCATCAAGCTTTTGTTGAATGAGTCCACCGAGCAGGTCATTTTCGGCTGGCGATTTTTTGATGCGCTCTCGGGCTTCCTCAGCGCGGGTCCTGGTTCGTTCGTTGTCGGCGCGTTGTTTGTCGAGGTGAGCTTGTGACTGCTGTTTGAACGCCTTCATGTTTTCCGTAAAATTCACACTGCCGTTTTTGAAGAATAGCTCCTCGCACATGGCGAAGAACTGTTGGCGAGCGGCGGTCTCTATGGGATCTGGTTTGTTCTCGGTCTCTCCGGTGGCGTCGTAGCGGGCACGGCGTTCGGGGTCGATGAGGATGTTATACGCCTTGGTTATGAGATCGAATTGTTTGGGGTCGCCGCCTTTGTCGGGGTGATGGACTTTTGATAGGTCGCGGTACGCTTTCTTGATCCAGTCGTCGTTCGCCGTTCGGTCAACACCGAGGACTTCATACGGATTCATACCGCCTCCTGCTCTGACTCGTCTACGGTCTCGACCCGGTCGAACAAACCGGGCTCTATGGATTTCTTGAAATCTTTTTGGACACGCTTTATGCCGGCGAGGACGCGGGACATTTCGTCGTTGATGAGATTACGCACGAGGTTGCCTGCCGTTGCCTCGTCCTCGGCACCGCGGGCGAGCATCGCGACGTTACTGCCGATGCGGTCGGCGATGACTTTGAGTGCGGTGGTGTCGGCGTCGAACAGGTGTTTGATCCAGCGCTCTACGAGGGTGACGGGGATAAGATCACCGCGGGTTTTACCAATGTCGAGTTCAAGTTTCTTATTTTTTAGAATCATATTCCGATAATCTTCATCTTCGCCAGATGCGTAATTATCAGTTGTCTTTTTTTCTGTTTGGGATCTAATGGTAGTTGTTTTTGTTTTTTTTATTAAAGACCCTTTATTACGTCGAGCGACTTCTCGGTTTCTTGTCGTTCGATTTATATAGTTTTTGACATCAATGTTTTCAGGATCGAAATAAAGTGTACCATTTGGATTTTTTATATGCGGTAAGTTTTTCTTTGATACAGCCATTTTTGAGACACCGGCGGCGGCGGCAATTTCATTCAGAGTCATGGGCTTGCCTTTTTTTGTCTCTATTTTTTATTAGCTCATCAATCTTAGAAAGACGCTGCTCACTTCTTTCGATGAGTCTTTTGCTTACGTTTCGGTAATGCTCAGGGTCAACATAATTGTAAATATCCCATTCGGATCGGTAAGAGAGTTTTCCACGAACCCATTCGATATTTCTATTTACCGATCGGGCAGCTGTCTCTTCATCCCAAAAAAGAAGTCCGCTATCCTTATGGATTATGAAATTATGGTTTGGTCTGTTTTTGAATTCCTCTGGGGTTAACCAATATGCATAAATACTTGATGGCGTCGGGTTCTCACGGTAACAAAGTGGTCCTTCCTGCCGTTCTCGATATCCGCCGTGCCTGGTGTTATACCCAAACTCAGGAACCGTCGAGTTAAAGAACCGGATCCACCACCGTTCCTTTTCGTTCAGTTCAGCGAAGGAATTGGCGCGGTCTATAACTTCCCAATCGAAAGCATCTTCTCCGAACTGTCCTATTGCAGCATCAAGTAAACCGCTTGGATTTGTTTTTCGTCCCTCACTCTCATGCTGCCGCTGGCGTATGAGGAGTGACTTCGTTGTTTGGCCTATATAAATTCTGCCGTTTTCACGGTTGCGGACAATGTAAATTATTCCAACCACGCATCAAATATAGCACCAAGCGTCAACCATGTAAACCACCTGTATACCATTTCGCATTCTGCCGCATCTCTAATAGCGCGAGCGCGACAATGACCACGTTGGATATTTTATACAACACAGGCAGTACCTTGACCGGGGGTGCCATCCGCCTATAATCCAGCCTTTTCCTTAGCTCTGCGCATCGCCTCA